AAGGAACATTTCTGATAATGCCATATTTGTATAAAAGTTATTCTGAAACGTATTATATGCTAATACATCCAATAGAATAGACATGTTTGAGCCTTCAAAGTTATAGTCTTTAAAAGATGTCTGTGTTTTTAAATATGTTTTAAATTGTTCTTTAATCGCAAAGAAATCAAGTTCAGTAATAGGTGTCTTTGCCATTTTATCTTACTCTTTCCAAAATAAACTCTACTTGAATTGGCTCTTCTCTATTTCTAAGAGCATAAATTATCTTTATTACTACTCTATTGTCGTCTATTAAACTATAAACTTCAACTGAAATTAATTCTACTCTTGGTTCATAGTTATTTATGGTACTTTTAAGTTGTTCTTGAATTAATTTTATAGTAGCGGGACTATTTAATTCAAAAAGCATTGCTTTAATTGCCTCTTCATCTGTTTTAAGTGCAAGATCATTAGAAAATGGATTTGTAGTCAGATCTTTGTGAAAATCTGCGTATACTGTTTCTATTTTTCTTGTTCTTGGTGTGATTCTAGTCTGAGGTATTATTGCCATTTATCCGTTCCAACTTCTTGTGGGGCCTCTATCTATATGCACAAAATTACTTTTTCTATATATACCAATACCATTAAATCCAACTGACTTTGCAACTTCTATAAACACATCTAAATTATTCGGCCAACCAGCCCATGTCACATCGAAAGCTTTTCCTTGGATGTGTTGACTAGTCTTTGCTACACCACTTGTTCTTTTACTAAGACAGTAGTTATATTTGGGGCTTCTATATGCGCTATTTATTGTAATCTGATTAACTCCAGTTTGTTTAGAAAATTCTTTATAAACTCTCATTAGAAGTATTTTTGATGTAAGAAATACGTCAGTATCCAATTCCCATCCTTCTGATCCCATACCACCAGCACAACCTTCACCTGGTGGCTTTATCCAGTTACCAGCAAATGTTACTCTACTATCACCTTTGCCATTATTCCACCCAGGTAAATCATCTTTTTCAGGTCCTGTAATCAATGGTTGATTACCGCTTGCAGTTTCTAATGCAGCACCTCGTTCAATGGCCGCAGCAATTTCAGCTTCATCAAATCTTTTAGCACCAGAGTTGACAGCATCAATTGTATTAACAGATGAATTTGTTTTTAATATATTTCCAGCATACACATATTTATTTGAAAAATCTTCAAGCGGTGATTTAATACCATTAATAATATCTTCGACTTGAGTAATGAATGAACAAAATCTATAGATTAAAAACTGTATTTCTTCAATTTTAGGATCTTTAAAAATGTTTGTTGCATACGAAATAAGACCTTCAATTTTTTTCTTAAAGTTCTCTACATTTATTGATTCAAAAAATTTCATGGCTTTTGATTTTAGTAGAAAGAATTTATTTGCTATTTTATTATGAAAGAATTTATTTACATCAGAAATAAGTTCGTCTATAGAAAAGTTTTCAATAATACTTTTTACCTTTTCTATTGTATTCTCAATAACTGACATTATTTTATCTTTAAGACTAGTTAGTAATGCAGCCAAACTAAAATTTTGGATTTTATTGACAATATCTGTAATTTTATTTGCAAAGTTTCTAATAGCTGTAAAGAAACCTGCGACGGCACCAAAAATAGATGGAGCTAATTCGCAAAATGTACCCATCGTACTTTTGGAAAATCTACCATTAATATGTGAATTGTAAAGTTTTAATACAGTTTTAGGACTTGATGTTATTGCACTTTGTATTGTAATAGGATTATAACCAATATCTTCCATAAAATCAATATATTCTATTGTAGTAATCGCAACACCTTTAGATATTCTATCATTAACCAATGGATAATTCACAGGTAAATTTAAATTAGTATTTGTACTCGATGCTAAAAGAAAATTATTAAATGCTATTAAGCCCTGGTTGAATGTATCTTGTGTGTATAAATCTATATAATTATTAGAACTAATCCTATTTACTGCACTTTTCTCGAAATCTGCTTGTAATTTATCTAATTGATATATTTGTATTGTGGGTGAATAAGCAAATCCATCTGTGCTAATTAAAGAAGCAGTATTTCTTGATTCGGTAGTATCTTTACATATTTCTGCCATGATTTTAATCCTTAACTAATCCCGCGCTCTTTTAAGAGGCGTTCATATCTTGCTCTATCTTTATCTATATTCATTGTGTAAGTCTGTCCTGTTCTTGTTCCTGCTACGGCCGCACGAATATCACCGACAGGGTCACCTGTTCTTCTGACTCTATCTTTTAGATATGCTGCGGTAACTGAAGCTGCAACTTGTCTGTCGGTATTAACAAGAGAAGGATTAGCAACAATATTATATCCAGTTAATTTGGCATATCTGTCATAATTAGCTCTGAATGTCAATTGTATAAGTCCGCGGCCTCTATAATTATATCCATCATTATTTCCAGAACCATTGCCATTCTGGCCGCCATAAACATAATTAAAGAATTCTGTATCATTACTTTTAAGTGCAGTTAACTCTGTATCGGAAAGTGATGATGTACGAGAGAATATAGATCTAATTCGTTCATTAGAAGTACCTGAATAACTTGTTTCAGTTGCGGTAAAGGCACCATTTGATTCACCGCCAATAATCGCAAGTGCCGCAGTTATTTCGTTTTCGCTGAAACCTTGCGCGCGAAGCGCTTCTTCAATATCAGCATAATCTCCGGCAACATAATTACCTTCTACTGGAGTATCAGATGTTTTATTACCGTCAGTTACTCCATCGTCTTGTGATACATAACCACCACTGCCAGATAGTGAAGGACTTTTATAACCACCATTTCCAAACCCGGCACCACCACCGTTCCCGTTACCGCTAGACTTTGCCGCCGGTTCTGGTAATTCGGTAGATTCTGCAGGTGAAGCCGCTACGGCATCATCTGCCGCAATCGGAGTTCCAGCCATTCCGTTAGCAAGTTGAACAATATCATCAATAGCTACAGTCGATGCATTGATGCTTACAAGCTGTCCCCCGCCAGCGATTACGTGATCTGCTTTGAGGCTTAAATTGCCGGAAGAATCTATTGATATCTCAGAAGATTTTATATTTGAAGTACCTGATCCTTGGATGAATAAGTTATCGCCTTTGATATTAATATCTTCTACTGCTTCTTGGAATATACCTTGACCAGATTTAATGTTTATCAATTCACCAGACTGTATATTAATCTTTTTAGCAGACCTTAAGTTAATGCCTTCTATATTTGATTCAATTCTAATTTTACCTGCACGGGCCTGAATTTCATCCCCGGCATTTAAATTCAATTGGCCCGCAACTGATAGTTCATAGTTTCCATGAACTACTTGTCTCATATCACCAGTTACATCTTGAGTAAAATTTCCATCTACGTTAAAAACTGCGTCACCTTCTACCTTTATAACTTGTCCGGCTTTTGCAATAATAACTATATTTGCTTCTGAAATAAGCCACAAATCATTCACTGATTTTAAAACTGTTACTCCATTTTGATGCATTTCTAAAAATTGACCTTCGCTGTGTCCTAATCTAACTCTTGCTGCGGATGGTGAATCATCCATCTCAAAACAGTGACCGCCCGCGGTTTCTGTTACTCTGTTAAAGGGATAAACTGGTTGCGCGCCGGGCGCGGGCTCTTCAATAATAAAATCTTCTTCTATCGCTGATAGATCAGCACTGACTCTAGTGACTTCCTGCATCAACACGTCAGTTTTGTGTAGCTCTTCTCCTCTAGCTTTTCTTGAGTTTTGAGGCTGTCCGTAGTCTACTGCTCTTGAACCCTGAGATTGGAGATCTACATTTTCTGCAGGAATAGCACCCCAGCCATTTACTTCAGGATCAATTAAACTAGTCATTTGAGTTGGTATTAAACCAAGTATCATTGGTTGTTGTGCATCACGGCCATCTAAAAAAAATCCGAACACCCATGAATTAAGCGGCGGGATTGGATAATTTGGATCATAGTTCCCTGATATACATATTGCCCAAGGTAAGTTTGTAGTTTCAACTTCTTTATTGGTACCGTGAACACCAAATGCTCTTACTTGAACACGACCTTCTTTTCTTGGATCATTTCTGTTTTCTACAACACCAACAAACCATAAAGGATTTTTAATGCCTACGCCAGTATCTTCAAACATTAATCTTCTCTCCAATCAAATTTAGTTAACATCATAGAAACTTCGTATACTTCTTTATTAAATGTGTGAGTGCAATCGTGAACTAAATAATTACCAGCTAATTTAGAATCAGTCTTATTTTCGCCGGGTGTTATTTCTGGTATTTTTAATTTCACAACATCGCCAGCCTTTAAATCTAGCCTTCCATGTGCTTTCACATAGATTTTATTTCTATAAAGCATATAGCGGTATGTAGTTCGTCTAGAAACAATTTCTGGGAGATATTGATCACTTCTAATAGTAGTTGGTCCATCCCCAGCAGATTGATAATCTTTAAAAACTAAATAGCGTCTTTCATTTTCATCAGTAAAAACTCTATTGATAAAATTATCACCGTGAGTATCTTCAATATTTTTATTGCCGAAATTAAGACTAGCAAATTCAGTTTTACTATCTTCATATGAATATCTATTATTAGTTACAGTTTTATTTACAAAATCTACGACTATAGGATTATTACGATAAGCACCACTTAACAAATCTGCAACAGTATTAATACGATCTGTATTCTTAAGTTCTATTAAATTTCGTAATTGTACTTCAAGATCAAATGATATTCTATTATTTGAACTACTTATTTCCATAGGATTTGAATATGGTGTGTAAGTAAATTCTTTTATATTATTTAAACGGATTGCTTCTGCAATCAACCATTCATCAGGAACAAAATAGAATGATTCAGAATTTTCAAAGAATCTAAATGTACACGATGGTGATAAATTACTATATGCTCTATTTGCAAGAAATTTTAAAGCCTGAGGCGGCATATAATTAGGTATTACGCAATAAAAATCACCTTCAGTTCTTTCTATTGCTATAGGTTTTGT